GCTCCCAGGGCATAGGGCCTCCTAGTTCTGGGCGAGCTTCTTGATGATGATCTGGATCTTCCCGGTCATCTCGATTCCGCCCGTTTTCAGGTACAGGACCGTGTCCGCCGTGGCCTTGTACCCGAACCCGGCGGTCGCCTCCTTGCCGGTTACCCGCCCGGCGGTCGCAACCTCCTGGGCCGCCATGTAGCGGTCGTCATCGGTGTCATCCCCAAGCTGGAGCGTGGCCCCGGACCCGAAGGCCGCGCAATAGAGATCGCACCCGATGAAGACCTCTCCCTTGCGAAGCGTCCCGCACGCGATCAGGGTGCCGGTCACGGCAGAGGCGAGGGTGATGGTGTCATACATGGCCCGGACCTTCCCCTCCCACTCGCACCCGAGATAGTTGATCGGGTCGGGGGAAGCCACTTTGGTATAGTTGTCAGCGTTCAACGTGGTCATGAAAAACCTCCTTATCGATGGTTCAGGTTAAGGGGGCCCGGAGGCCCCCCGGTTGGTTTACGATTCGAGGCACAGGACCTCGATAACTCCCTTCTCGTCCATCCGGCTCGATCCGGTGGACATCCCGCACCAGACCTGGGTGGCATAGTTCTTATCCGCCCTCTCGCTGACCCGGACCTCGATGTCGAGGCCGGCGCCCAGGACCATGGACTGCTTGCACCAGGCGTAGCAGGAGCGGACAGAGGAGGCGACCGGCAGGCGCTCGGACCGGATGAACGTGAACCCCAGGAAGGTGTCCAGCTCTCCCCTCACCAGCGCCTTGACGGTGTTGTAGTCGGCGGAGGTGATCTGGGTGGTTCCGAGCAGGTCAATGTCGAGCTGCTTGGAGCCCAGGACGAAGAACCGACCCTCATCGGGCACCTCGTTCGCATCGAGTTTCTGCTTGGCGCTCTGGATTTTGGCGATCGTCAGCCCTGCCGAGGCCGCGGCGATCTGGCAATTGGAGGTGTCGAAGGAATAGGTTGTGGTCCCGGTCCGGCCGCCGTAGGCGGTGGCCTTGAACGCCGTGATGATCTTGGAATCGATCTTCCGGTTCATGGCCGCGACGGCGGCCAGGACGTACTTGCTCGTCGGGTCGATCAGGAGTTTCGGCTTGTCGAACCGGTCGATCAGGTCAGCCCAGACCGTATCGCCGACCGTAAGCTTGCGCCGGACGTGCGGAGTCTCGACCAGGGGCGTGTCCTGGTGGCGGCTCACGACGTCGATGGCTTCAGATTCTCCGATGGAATCGACGTACTCACCCTCGCCTACGATGTCATGGAAATCGACGGCGGCCCGGAGCTTCGAGACTTTCTGCTGGTAAGTGAGGTTAACATTGGCCCGATACTGCTCGACCATTGCGGTCGTGATTTGTACAGACATGGTGTCCTCCCAAAAAGGTTGAATATTCAAGCCCTTTCGGAAAGACTCCCCGCTTCTCTCGGACCTTTCCTCGCCGATTCACGCCCGGCTTTCCGGCGTCCCGTTTCGGGATGGCAGCGGACCTACCCAGAGGGGAGGCTGCCCGCGTTTGAGATTTCCTTTCTCCTCCCCGGACCCGCACGGGGGCTGCCCGGGGAGGGGGATGAATGTTTACCTGCCCTTTCCGACGATCTCCTCGCCGGCGTAAAGCTTGGTCAGTCGTTCGACCTCCTCCACGGCCAGCTTGTGCTGAGGATGGTCCTTCTTGTAGAAGGCCTCGTAAAGCGGATTGTTCTTGTTCATCCGAATATCGTCCGCCTTTTTCTTCGCGTCCTCCGTGGTCATCTCCCAGGAGGGCTTGCCGCCGCGGATGAGCAGATCCTCGCTGATCATTTTGGCGATGTTTCCCATTACTTTAATGACCAGGGGGTTGTTGCCGAACTCGTCGGCGAAGGCCGCGATTTCTTGGGGGCTGGCCCCGGACATCTTCAGGACCCCGTTGGCGCCTTTGACAAAGTCGTCGTACTTCCCCCCGAGCTCGCTGCGGAGGGCCTCCTCGGTCTGGGCGTACATATCATCCTTGCCCTTCGCGATGGCCTGGTGAGCGCGGGTCATGATGTCGTTCCAGAACTTGTAACCGGCGGCGGCCTGTTTGGGCAAAAGGCCGACCTCGTGAGCGAACTTCTTGAACGCCTTTTCGAGGTTCTCGTCGTACTTCATCCCCTCCGGGAGCGTCGGCCTCTCGAATTGATAGCCGTCCGGGTCCTTGGGCCGTCCCAGGCGGTCGAACAGGTGCGCCCAGTTTTCCGGGGTGTCGAGCTTGCCGGCGGGGATGACGACCTTTTCGCCGCCGGTCAGCCGCGTGGCGTTGATGTGTCCCTTGAACACGTCGCCGATGGTCTTGTAGCCCTGGAACGTCTGATCATTGGCCAGTTCTGGGGGAACGAACTGACGCCAGTTGGAGTCATCCAACGTCACGGTCTGGGCGCCGCCGCCTTCCGCTCCCCCTCCACCACCGTCACCTCCCCCGCCATCGTCTGGGGGTGCCATTGCATGTCGTCTGATAAAGCTCATTTGGTTACCTCCTGCACAAGTTGGTGTTCAAATTCAGGGCCGAGCATCCTGATGATGTAGAGCCCCACGTTTCTCTCGCCTTCGCGGATCAGGATGTCGTTGATGTCGCCGCCCTGGATCACGGAAGGCTCGAAAAGGTGGCAGAACCGGAGGACCAGGTCGTTGAACACCCTTTGCCCCTCCGGACCGCCGAATACGAAGCCGTAATCCTGTTTGAGCTGCTTCTCCTCGGCGTGGAGCCGCTCAAGGGCGGCCTTGTTCTCCAGTTCCTGATCCTGTCCGATCACTGCGCCCTACCTCCACCGATCAACTGCCTGGCCATGTCGAGGGGGGATCCCTCCTCGATCTTCTTCCCCAGTGCCGGGAGAGCCCCGCCCAGGTCTTTGAGCTGCTCGTTCATCTGAGCCTGTGCCGCCGCCTTCTGCTCGCTGGCAATGATAGCGTCGATTTCCCTATCGTTTCTGAGGAACTCCTCCGGTGTGCCGTTCCTCTCGGCGATCCCCCTTGTCGCCTTGCGGACGTTCAGGACATGGATGGCAGACCGATCGAGTTGCGCCGCATCGGCCACAAAGGCCAGCGTTTGCCGGATCGCCTGGGTTTCGACCTGCCGCATGGCCAGTGCCAGCTTGGAGATATACTCGACCTCCAGGCCTTCACCGGCCAGCGCCCTGGGTACAGGATCGATGAAGCCGCCGCGGTAGAGGATCCAGAACACCCGGGACAGAAGGGGGTTGTAAAGCTCGACCTGCAGGCGGCCCAGGGACGGCCCCAGGAGCATGAGCCGCTCCTCGACTCTCTCGCGGACCTCCGTGGCCGTCATCTGGAGGTTGTCCGGGATCTGGGCGAATATCGCGAACAGGTCGGCGTAGAAGCATTGCATGATCATCTGGCGCTGCTTCTCCTCCGCATCCATCGCGATTTGGTAATTCGCGCCCGTCTTGAGAGAGTCAGGCTTCTCGCCGCTCTTGTAATAGATCACGGCCCCGGCGCTCGTCCGGGTGGTGGAAATGCTCGTTTCCTTTTGGACCAGGAGAGGCGGATCGATGAGTTTCTGAATCGCCCGGGTATCGTCGTAGCGCATCTGGTTGAGCATCTTCGTGTCCGGGAGGGCATCCATACCCGGCCCCCGGCCCCAGAGCTCGTCCGAGTCCTTTTCCCACCGCGGGACCATGTAGGGGAACTCCTGATAGCCGCCCTGATAGAGGACCTCCTTTTCCTCCTTATCGATGTAGATGTTGGCGAAGGGCATATTGAGCCGGTCGAGCTTCCGTTTGTCGTAGTCCTCCCGGGGGAACACCGCATGAACGACCTCGAACTTCTCGTTCTTTTTGTTCGCATCGAAGGCGGCCGTCACCCGTTTGGGGGCCACGTTCTGGCCGAATTTCTGGATGTATTGCCGGGCCGTGAAGGGTTCTGTCCGAAACACAGCGTCTACGATCCCTTGGGAATTCTCCTCGATGCAGCACCGGCCTACGTTGAACGTCGTAAAGTTGAGGGCCTGCCGTTCCCCGGGCTCCACATAGATCACGCCCGTCCCGAAGCCACCGATGTCCGTATAGCATTCGTGAAAGGCGAGCCCGGCGTTGGAGTTGTTGATGGCATCGTGCATCCTTTGGGTCGTCGTCCGGCACCAGCTTTTGATCTCCGATTGGTCCTTGATGCTCTTGTCGCGGGTCGTGAGGGAGAACCAGGGCGTCGAGGGCGGGGTCATGTAGCCATAGAGGCCGTTGGACAGGATCCGAAGTCCCCGGATCGCCGTCGAGTCGAGGATTTTGGACATGCGCTTTCCGCCCGCCGTCATCTGACGATTGACTGACTGCTTGCGGGGGAGCATATTGTCGGCGATCTCCTGCCAGTGCTCCTTGAGGGTCCCTTTCTCGGAGTCCAGGGCTTCGTATCGCTCGACGATCAACTCGCCTATGTTTTCGTTGCGCGTGTCCATTTTGATCCTCTATGATCCGAGGAGGCGCTTTTTCGTGGTCGTTGCCGACGTCCCCAGGCCTCGGCCGCTGGTCCTGACAGTCGGAGTCACCCCCGAGAGGATCCGTTTCTTTTCCTCCTGGTCGGCCGCGGTCTGCACGGTGGCCTGGTCGACGGCCGATGTCGGCGCCAAGGACTCTTTCTTGACCTCTGGGGCCGGAGCCGGAGAGGAAACGGTGGGGGTTGACGACGTTTCCGTCGCCGTAGGAGTAGCGGCCGGCGTCTCATATTCAGTCGTCCCTGATCCCCCTACCAAGCCTCCAGTCACAAGCGACAATGTGTCATTCACCACCTCACCGACCTTTTGGAAAACCTTCGTCACTTCTCCCATGGCATCATCCTCCGAAGATGTTGACCCCTCCTTGAGGGTATTGACTTTGATGGGCGGGGATCCCGCCGGCAAAGATGTCATAGTCCGTCTCCTGGCGATCCTTTGGAGACGGCCGCCGCGTACTGAAATCGTCTTTTGCGACATCGCATTTCTCCAGGGCCAGAAGCCCGTAAACAGTCGAATGCCGGTAGTGATCCGCTCCCGTGGCTTTGTAGGTGTAGAACTTGTCCCCGCTCGTTTTGGTGACGAGCACCTTGACCATGTTGGTCATCTCGTCGACGTACTCCTCGACCTCCGAACAGAGCCGGGGGATTTCGAGCTTCCCGGGGGTCGTAACGGTCGAGTGGACGTTATCGAGGTACTCGGTCCGATTGATCTGGATCGTCCCTTTCTCCAAATCCCACTTGGCGGACCCGCTTTGGTTGTCGTTGTAGTCGCACAGGAATACCGCGTAGGGCTCGGCCTTCTGGAACTCGCGGGCCTTGTGAAGCTCGGGCTCCATGTCGATTACGGCCGTGCTGACGTTGAAGCGCATGGCAACGTCGTGGACGTCGTTCCATTCCTTGAGGCGGCCGCACCAGGCGAGGCGCCGGAGCCCTTCTTTCGGCCAGTACCAGATGGTCGTATGCAGGAAATTCCCGACGTCCACACCCATCGCCGTTGGGCCGCGGTGCGCCGACAGCATCGGCTCCTGTCCTACCCGCTGGTAGAGGTCAGACTTTTGCAGTTTTTGGCTGCCGTCGACGTAGGCGAGGCCGAGCTTGCTGTTGTAGAACTCCTGCGTGCTCATCACGCCTGGCTGTCCCAGGCGCTCGAAAATGTCGAGTATGGATTTTGGATCGATGTAATAGGAGTTATGTTGACCGATCCACCAGCCAACCATGTCTTTTTGGGACGGGACCTGGGCGATCCAGCGTCCGTCGTGAGGGAAGATCTCCCCACGGCACTTTTTGCAAGTCCGCAGGACTCTTCCATCGAGGGTCCGCATCAGGTAGGTCGGAAACTCTAACTCCAGAATGTTGTCCGTCCCGCAGTGCTGGCACCTGATCACCCACATCCGCTGGTCCGAATTCTTGTAGTCCAGGTCAATTCCACTGTCGGGAATCATGGGGGTCGAGAGGCGCTCAACCTCCTTGACCTCGCTGTGAGAGAGGCGCTCCAGGGCCAGATCGACCATGGTGTCGGGGATCTCGTCGCGCTCGTCGATGACCAGGCGGTCGACAGGGATGGACTTCAGTTTGGACGAGGTGTCCTTGAGACCCTGCTCCGATCTTGTCGGCCGGCCCCCGCGGAGGTAGAGCATGGCGTTTCCGATCCTCTTGATGTTCGTGGCGTCGGTATTGCGGACATAGGCCCCGATCTCCTCGGGATTGTCGGCGATCAGGGGGTTGAAGCGGGCCTTGGAGAAGTCGGCGACATCGTCCTGGGTCGGAAATAGGTGCAGCGCCCCGATCTTGATGCGACCCTTGATCATCCCGTGCAACGTGCGGATGACCGATTTCTCGGTAAATCCCATCTGCGCGGCCTTCTTGGTGCATTGATTGGGGTGGTAGCAACGGAGGGGCTCGGCGAGGTACTCGTGATGCTTATGGGCGAACAGGCCGCCCTGAAGTCGAATCTGACCGTGCAGGGCCCAGTACCAGGGATTGACGGCCCGGAGCTTCTCAGGATCAACGGAACCTTGCGGCCGGTCCGTCGTTTCCGTCTGTGTCTGCCGTGCCTTTCTTGCCATGTTTCCCTTTCGCCTTCGTCTGGGCCTCCTGGCCCGCCGGCGCCTCCGGGATCTCGCCGGCATAGTGCCGGTCCGTCTCGATCCTCTCCAGGACCGCGGAGGCTTTCAGGAGCGCCTCCCGCTCCTCCGGGCTGATGCTGTCGAACGTCACCCGGACGCCGCCCGGGATCGTGAGCTCCTGCTTCTCGGCCGGATAGTCGCCCCGCAGCCGGTGAGCGTCCATCCGGGCTTTCTGGCGCGTGCCGTGGTCGATCAGGACCCGCTTCGAAACTATCCTCCCTTCATGCTGGAAGAACTTCGGCGTCGTCGCCTTCAACTCCGCCTTGAGCTGCTTCGCGAGATAATCCGGTGTAATCCCGTGCTTTTCAAAGACACCGGACAGCGGGAAGGTCAGCGATTTATTCAATTCCTCAACTGTGACCGGCATGATGGCTATATCTCAGCATAAAACAAAAACATTTCTCAACGTGACATGGAGGGGTGACATCAGAAGGTGACATCAGAAGGTGACATGGAGGGGTGACAAAAAAATTATTTTTCATATTTTTTCACCCCTCGCCGATTTCACCGAAATCCATGCCCTGAGACGTGATGGGAAATGAAACACCTTCCTGTGTGGCGGCCTGCCCACCCATTGATAAAAAATAATCCCTGCATCATGCATCTCAGCTCTGCGCCGGTATGCAGACCGCTTCGAACAGCCAATCGTCCGTGCAATGGCTTCCCACCCCGGCACGGCGCACTCAATCGGGGAGGATCCATCCATCTTGGGTCCTCACGATCTGTGTGTTGCATTTGGCGCACTCCAGGGTGTTTTGGCGACGCTGCCACGTCTGGTCCTGGGGGCGCTTGCAGGCATCGGTTGGACACTTCCATGAGTAGTCCCACTCGGACCCCTCGCGCCGCTCTGTGACTTCGATCTTATCGGCCATTTCGATACTCCTCCCAGTTCTCCCGGATATGATCCATCAACGTTTCTGGCATCACTACCCCAGGGTAGACCGCACGGAACAAATCCCGCGACGTCTCAAAGCTGTCACGCGACAATCTCCAGGTCAGGGCCATGTAGAGCATGGCGACCGGACCGGCCCATTCTCCAATCAAGACAGCCGTCCGCCGATCGACATAGGCCGCCCGGATCCGGGTCAGATAGCGATTCATGGTGGCCTTGATGTCTCTGGCCGGGGCGCACTTGAGTTGCCTGTATTCCTGTCCCCGGATCGCTTCTCCTGGACTTGCCAGGCGTAATCCCTGCATTACCTCGATCATGGTTTGTCTCCTTTCAGCGCCGGCGGGATCAGATCGCCGATCCGCGGCATTGAGGCCTTGTGTTCGGCCGCCTCCCGCTCCGACTCCTCCGCCTCGGCCTTCCCGTTCTCGCCGGTGTTATCAACCCCATTTCCATTCAGGGCGCTATCCAGATACCGATCCGGCATCGGGATGCTGGTCCCTTTGAGCCGCTCCTGGATCAGCCGCAACAGGCATTTCAGCATTGCCCCGGGGTTGCATCGGTTGTAATTCGCCCGCACAAAATTCACCACTCGCCCGTGGTATCGCTCCCCGTACCGATCACGGATGTCCTGCATCAGCCGCTCTAGCTCCATCCCCTGCTGTTTTGTCCACCGTTCCCCGTGGGTGTTCCCTGGGGGCGGTTTCGGGGGTTTCGGCCCCGATGTGTCGGACTGAGGGGTTTTGGGGTTTGGGATTTCGTCAACAGGCTGTTTCCGGACGGGTGGCTCCGGAGAGGGGGCGGTATTTGGTTTTCCCCCACACCCCCTTTCCTGCTTTTCCATTCCTTTCCCTTTCCCTTCCTGTGATCCCGGTTGTTTCACAGGTGTTTCCCCGTCGCTTCCCGGTTGTTTCACAGGTGGTGCAGGGTATTTCTCAGGAGAGGTCGCCTCCTTGCCGGTGATCCTCTGGTGATCCTTGAAGGATGGAACGTAACCATATAATTTTTCATCCGCTTCATAGTGCTTAATGAATCCGGACGACTCAAGGAGTGATAGGGTTTCTTCCATATCGAAGGGTAGGAATGGGAGGACGTCAAGTTTGATCTGCCGCGGTTTCCACTCGAACCGACCGGCCTTGTCACACAAAGACCAAAGTCCCGCAAAAACCAACATGGGATATTGACCGGGGTGGGAGACCTCGAGATCTTGGAGGTCTTCGTGGCGGAAAAACTCGGGCTTAATGGTACGTATTCGGGACATCTCAGAACCTCAAAAACCTATATCCCCAACATGCGATCTGAACATGTCACGGCAACCGCCAAAGCTGCCCACTGATGGCCGCTGATCCCGTACAATTTTCCCGGTGACTTTTTGTTCCCTGGGTCGCCGAACCTATCAATGAGGGCTTGGCGGATGTATTTGTCGTTGGTGGTGGTGTTCCCGCAGAGGTGGCGTTTTATCTCCTTACGGGGAATCAAGTAAACGGTTCCCCCATGCGCTTCATGGGCCTCGCGGAACCTTCCCACCGCTTCACAGGTATCAAAGGTGTCATCACCAGCGACAATCCCGTAACCGCGGATTTGTTCAATGGCAATGGGCATGTCTGTTTGAAAGTTGCGGCACAGAGAAAGCAGTAATGCGTTTTGGACATGGCCGAACTGTACCGGTGCAGACTCGTGGACATCCCAAATCACATACCCGCTTTCTTTGGCGCCTGGATCTATTCCGAGTATTTCATTCATGGCAAGATCACCTTGGTTAGGGCCTTGTCGGCAAGGTAGGAGTCGAGGGGGGTGGTCATTTCCGTATTTTCCCTCCCCTGTTTTTGACTAGGGAGCGGAACCCACACCCCCACCAGATGAATTCCCATGCGATCTCTAGCAGAAAATAGACACAGGCATTGATCCAGTGCCCGTATTCGTGCGCCCTTACTGCTCGGTTGTCGTACTCCCTGAGAATGAACATGGTCCTGCTGTCCGGCTCGTAGTAGGCCCACGCCTCTTGATTTCTGGCCAGTAGATCGTCCCGCTCGTCAATGACCTTGACTTTAGGGCGCTTAAAATACTTCTTGTAGCCGTCAAGCAGGCCGAGAAAGAATTGAAAATTGCTCATTCTGCCCCCACCTCCGGAGCCACCGGCCCCTTGCTTGCGATCCTCTATGGCACCACCACCATCGCCACCACAGTCCCGGCCAGCCACAGGGCTAGAACGAGGAGGGCTAGGTCGTCGGCGTGCTGGAACATAAAAAAGAGCCCTCTTTGATTAACAAAAGCAATTTCCCCAAGTCTTTTTCAGGAAACTCCCTTTCGTATCGATCATAAACACCAAAATCTCGAAACCGATTGTCGGCTGTCTTTTTGTATTGATCTATGCCTCCGAAAGAGAAAATGGAACCTACGGAAATATCAAGCCAATAAACCCATCTTCCGTTCACCCCGCCGTCCTCCTCTCCACCCACCCCGGCCTCGTCATTAAATAACCCCCGGAATCCCTCCTCCCGACAAATCGGGGGCGACCGCGGGGACGAGGGTTTTCCTGTTTTTCAACATGATTTGAGGGCCGAGGGGCGGCTTTTCCGGTAGCCCGCCCCTCTTTCACATCGTAACGTTGCACCAACTCTTTCCCGACCCTATCCGTGCGATCGTCGTGTGGGCAACTCCCAGTTCCTTTGCTATTCTCCGGGCGCTTTTCCCTTCCTTGAGTTGCAACTTGATCTTTCTTACAAGGTCGTTGTTCAGGACCGCCGTCCCTGCACCTTCTCCGCTTCTTAAGGCCGATACTGTTTTGCTTATGGATTTCATGTGCATCCGAGAGTGCTCTGAGCGAGTCATCACCAAGAGATTTTCCGGCCTGTTGTCTGCCCTGTCCCCGTTTATATGATGAACAACTTGATTTCGTTCCAGAACCAAACCGAGGATTTTTTGAACAACTAGCCGGTGTTCGTCTTTTGTTGTCCCTTCTTTCAGTTTCTTCTTGATGTATTGATTCATTTTTCTCCTCAACGGTTTTCGGGACCGTCGCCATAGGCCTCTCGGACACCACTCCGCGAGGTGGGCTGCATTGAGGTACGTGACGCAAAGAGATCACAACAAGTTCTCCGAATTGTTATGTATTAAGACCCCAACAATCTTTTCTTTCCCGAAGTCGGGGCTTGAGATCCCAGACCTCGGCCGCTCGTCAAAACCGTTTTTACGGCTCCTTTAAGAACACGTTTTTCCTCATCCTTAGAAGCTTCAGTAGACGGCGGCGAAGCTGCCAGAGAGTTTTCCACTCCCTGGACCACTTCCGGTTTTTGCATCACGGCCGCGGCTGCCTCGGAAGGTGTAGATGGTTGCTGTGTTACAGTGGTGGGCCAAATAGCGTTGCGTGTGTTTTCGCTAAGCATTGAGCCAATCACTTCTTTCGCCTTTGAGGAAAACCCGGCCATAAACTGCCTCCTTATTCAAACCTGTTGTTATAATTATGGTTTACCGTTTCACTTTTTGGTTGCCCGCGGTATCCCAGGGTTTCCCACGGTAAACGTGACACGCAGACAAAAATTTTTTACAGTGACGCTATGTTGACAAAACGCCTATCGCTTCTGGATTCCAGGAGCATGATCTTGCCCATGTCGCGAGTAACGCACTCAATGACGTACTCCCTGGCCAGGCAGGAAACGTCATCCCGGCCAAGTTTTTTGGCAACTTTTTTCAGGAGGTTTTCGAGATCCTCATCGACGGCAAAGGTGATCCTCTTGTCCTTTTTGCCGGTGAAATCGATTTGGAGTTGTGTCACGACGGCACCCCAAAAAAGGTTGAAAAATGCCGAAAATAGGTTAAAGTGGGACCCGGTAGCTTGCGGCCGAGAACAAGGGATTTATCCCCCCTGTTCACCGGGCCCCGTTTGTATTTCCTTCGGATACAGAAATGCCATGCGGGGGATTCCCGTCTCTTTTTCCAGCAGGACCGCCAAATCAGGAGAGGGCCGCCGTATGCCCATGATAATCTGCGACAGATACGTGGGCCTCACGTGCACATTGGCTGCGATCTGCTTCAGGCGGCCTCTCTTCCCTTTGCAATGCTGCTTCAGTGGATGCATGGCAATATATTAACACAGTGTAAATTTGATTGTCAATGGAATCTCTATATGGGAATGCATAAGACTACGCGGCAAATACTCGAAGAAGAAATAGGACGGCGTAACATTACCCAGAAAGAACTAGCCAAGATTCTTAATATTTCTGGGCCTTATCTAAATGGAATCCTGAAAGGAAAACGAAAAGGTAACGAAAGGCTTTTTGAGTTTGCAGAAAAACTAGGCATCGACGTTCTTGATGTCCCAGATCGCCATTATCAACGCCCTATTCCCGTCATTTCCTGGATTCATGCCGGGGCCTTTGCGGAACCGGCAGATCAGTGGCCGCCGGGGGTGTCAGGGGAAGAGGAGCCGGTTTTCTCCTATAAGAAAGTCGGTCCCCATGCCTTTGGTCTCCGGGTCGAAGGCGATAGCATGTCCCCCCGTTTTCTTCCCGGCGATGTGATTATCGTTGACCCGGAGATCCGCTGTGACAATGGGGCGGCTTGCGTCGTTTGGATCAACGGGGAGGTAAGCCTCAAGCTCTTCTTTGAAGACGAACATGAGATCCGGCTCGTACCGTTGAACGAAAAGCATGATATTCGGGTAATCCCAAAAGACCGAAAGGTTGACTTTAAGGTTATTGGGAAAGTTGTTGATCTTATAGCAAAATTATAATATGCGAGGGGTATGGAAGATCCAGTAACCATCAAAATCGTCGGCCCTGTGGACGTTGCAGTTCCCGATCCCTGGAGAACCAGGGCGGATTACGAGCAAGATCAAAAGGAATCCAGGGAACGGCACGCCATGTTCCAAGAACAACACAGACTTTTACACCGGGCGTTCCGCGCCAACCTGGTCGCAGTGGGAGCCGCTATTGTGGCCGCCGTCGCCGCCTGCATCTCGGCCTTGCGATGACCGTCCAAGAGTAAGCCTCCGCTGTATTTCATACTGGATCAGATTGATAATGGCCGATGTGACCTTCGGCGCTTGAAGGGCCGCTTCGTAACGACCCAGAAGATCCTCGGAAGAAATTGACTTAATCGACTTCCCTTCCATGATCAAGTCGTTGATCGGCGCGGTGGCAGGGTATTTCTCGCTAACGGACGACATGGCATCATAATAGAACACCTGTTCTACACAGTCAAGGGGAATTTGAAAGAGATTGATCTGGTGGCGAAATTATGAAAATTATCGTGCCAATATTAATAACCTTTTTATTGGCCGGCTGTGCTCACCTGCCTGTCGGTTGGGGCGGACGAGACGAGGTTGTGCATGCAAACGAAAAAGTCATTATGATTATATATGATCCTTTGATAGGAAGCATGAAAGATATGGCATTAAAAGCAGAGAAGCATTGTAATAATTATGGAAAACATGCGATACCAAATCCGACCGAAGTTTATAAGGTAGGGATTTGGATGGTTAATTTCAAGTGTGAATGAAAAATGACTGAGGTGGTGCCCATGAAAACAAACACTTTGGCAGCATTCATTATTGTTTTGATGTTTTTATCTGGATGCTCTGTGTTCATGGCGGCAAAGCAACCGGAAAAGAAAAATATTGAAAGGCAAAGAGAAATAGCCAAAGAGAATGTTGATTTATTTACAGAATGCACCATAAAGTATGCAGATTCATTAATTAAATCTAAGGAATCTGCCACAGATATTGCTGACGCTTCATTAAGTATATGTGAATCATACAAAACAATCGCTGACTCAGCATATAGAACAATTATTCTTTCTCCTTTGATTCCAGGAAGCCAGACATATCTTCATATGATGGAAATGGCTGAACATGACATAAGAAGCCAAAACGAGAAGATAAAAAGGGCCATTATTTATAGAGTTATAAAAATCAGAAATCAACTCAATAAATAAAGCTCAATCACATTTCGCCCGTCCCCTCAGGCGGGCTTTTTCTTGTCAAAAATATTCCCGCATTGCTATTTTTCTTGACATTAAATTTCCTGTGTGTTAATCTATCACCAACAAAGCAGCAATGCTCTCTGGCATGGGGATAAGAAGACGGGAAGGTGGGGAGGCGCGGCGATAGCTGCCCTCTAGGGACGCTAGCAATCCGGCGAGGACCATCACTATTGACCGATTGCCTCTCCTTTTCGGGAAACTGACCGGATCTGAGGTGATCAGACTCCCCGGTCATTCTCGATCAGGAAAGCACGCCCCCCGTTCAAGTAGGTTGTGATCTTCTTGATCACGGTTCATCACCTACCTTTCCGGGGAATTATCCCCATGCCTTTATAGCACGATTCACCCCGTCACGCCCGGACGCCGCTATGATCCGCGTGGGGAGCTGATCCTCCAGTGGTCGCACAGTCCGGACACGAGGCACAGACCGAAATCCCTGGTCAGCGTGCAAGGGGGCCGTGGGGCGGCAGCGGAAAACATCGCGAGGTGATGTATGGACAGGTTTGTCAAAGTCGCCGGCGTCTTCGTCTCTCTCGACATGCCGGACCCAAAAACAGAGTGGCGGGGAATAGCGGCAGCGGTAGGGTTCGCGATCCTGCTCGGCGTCATGCTGATCACCGCCCTATGGGCCGTGTAAGGAGGGTTGTCTCATGCGCTACGATATAACCGTCTGCAACACCATTATCCGGGGCGAGGCCCAGATCCGGGACGGCGTCTGCACCGAATACGGGATCGACGAGGCCATCTACGTCGGGGGCGAAGTCGAGCGATACTTCCCGGCCGGCCAGTTCTGGACGCTCCACAGGGACCGCCACAAGGCGATTTGCGAGGAGATCGAGAAGCTATGGCGGGACCGGTACGGGGAGGAGGACATCGAACGGGAGGCGGAAACGACGGCTATCGAAATGGCCGGGGCAGAGCTTATGGAGGCCAGATGAAAACGATCATTGTGAAGAACCAAGAAGAAATCGACGCCCTGCCGGATAAGTTTGAGGAATGCACAAGAATCGAAATCAGGGCGTCGCTCCGCATCGTCGTCAGAAAGGCCAGGGAGAACTCCAGCGTCGTGGCCTGGGGGAACTCCAGCGTCGAGGCCAGGGGGAACTCCAGTGTCGAGGCCTGGGAGAACTCCAGCGTCGTGGCCTGGGGGCAAACCCTTGTCCGCGCGTTTTCCGCAGGGATTAAACTTGCCCTGCATGGATTTTCCATTCTTTCTATCCCCA